AAGAACATTCAATCCTGCAGATAGATTAGCAGCTGCACAGTGACACATAAACAAAGACTTACCAACACCAGTACCTGCAAGAATTACATTCAGTGTCTTGTTTGGTAGACCACCCTTTGTAATCTTGTTAAGATAATCAAGATCAAAAGGCACTCTCTTCTCTCTTTTATGATAGAATTCATAACGAGATGCAAAGTCTTCCAAGAAGTCATGTCCAATATGTGAATCAAATGAAACAGCAAGAGCATCAGATAAGATTTGAGGAATAGCTCCCTTACCGACCTTCTCTTTATCACTATCAAGAATCTGAATCGATTTCATAATAGCGTTATAGATTGCTTTGTCTTGACAGAACTTCTCAGTCTGATCAACTAGCCAGTCCATACTATTGTTCGGTTGATCCTCAAGCTCGTTAATGAGAACTACAACCTCATTGTAGTAGCTTGATATCTCTTTATTATCGTCAAGCTCAATAGTAAGAGCTTCCTTATTTGGAAACTTATTGTACTTCTTTACGAATGTGTCTATTCCGTCATACAGAGCCTTGACAGATCTTTCAACAAAGTACTCACTCTTAAGAAAAGGAATGGCCTTACGGCCATACTCCTCATTCGAAAGAAGGTTCGATAAAATTAGCTTTTCAATCATTCACTCATTCCGTAACTGAATTCTTTCTTCGCGCACTCTTCTAATCTAGCTAGGATTTCTTCTGTGAAGTAAAGTTCAGGATTAGTATTAATTTCCTTACCAAATACCTTACGACCATCTGGTAATTCATATCGCGTAGAAACCTTCTTCATTATCTCATACTTCTCAGCAAGCTCTAGTAAGCCGTAGTATCTGTCGAGACCTTTGTTGTAAGTAAGTAGCACAGTTGCGTCTTGGTTTTCTTTGGAGAGTCTTGACTTAAAGGTTTTAATCTTGATTTGGCTTCCAATGATTTCACCGTCTCCGTCTTTTTCTTTCTTTTTGGAGAGCATAGCAATAGTGCTTGCTGCGTACTTGAGACCTGATCCACCACTGATTTCTTTTGTGGGAACATAAGAACCTACTACCTCATAGACATGGTTTGTGATAAGCATTGGAATTTTAACCTTTGCCAACTTCAATGTCAGAACACGGAATGCAGCTTTGATAACCTGCGACTTCGTCATGTCTCTGACATCCTTCCCTTCCAAAGAATCTTCCATCTCTTTAGAAGTAGAAAGTAAACCCAGACTATCTAAAACAAACATCATAGGTGGACGTTTATCTGCTGGTTGTTTCTCGTATGCCTCAATTAGTTTGAGTGCGTGTGTCTTAAACTTTTGAATCGTATCAGGCTCTGCAATGATAACTCGTGCTGTATCAATACCACGTGAACTCATCATTGATTTTGTGACTGCTGCCTCTGTGTCGTAGTAGACGACTGCTCCTTCTGGGTTCTTGTCAAGGAAGGCTCTAACGATACCAAGAACGAAGAAAGTTTTACCAGTAGCGGACTCTCCTGCAAAAGCAGTAACCTTGTTATCAGGTACGCCACCATAGATGCTACCAGAGAGAAGAGCGTTGAGAATGTAGCTGCCAGTATCAATATAACCACCATACTCAGAACTAGCATTGCCGTCATCGGCCAGGTAAGTATCCTCATCATTTAGCTCCTTCAATAAACTTTTCAAAAAACTCATTACATCTCCCTTATTTGATCTTTACCAATCATGATTGTACCACCTCTTATCTTACCAGTCAACTCTTTAAGTAACCTGGCACGTGATTCAATCTCTTGTTGTGTATCCTGCTGTTGCTCAATCTGCTGTTCTTCAATCCTTGGTTTATTCATTCCAATATTAGCTGCTATCAGTAAAATGATAGCTAGCGGATCAAATACAATAACAATAAGAATGATTACCCAACGAACAGTCTTGTCTAAGAATTGAGAGTCGACTTTGTCGTAAAATAACTCTGCAATGAATTTAAGTGGTCCAACTTCAGCTTCGACTCGTTTGACCTGAGAGGCCAGTGGCGCCCTATCGTCATTAAGGATACTAATCTCTTTCTGGTAGGCTTGGATTTCCTCTTGTAGGTGAGCACGGTCTTTTTGTTGTGAGCGCCGAACCACCACTGCTTTTTCTGCACCTTTTTCTGTGTCACTGCGGCCCATGATTTGGTCCACAGCCTCATCATATTGTTTAAGCGCTTTACGGTTTGCATCTATATTCTCCCTCGATACTTTAATCTTTTCATCATATATTGCTAGTTGAGATATCACATCACTAGAAGAGGTTGTTTGATCTATGTGAGCTTTCGATAGGTATCCAAACGTTCCCATCGATGTAATAAACATTAAGGTAAGAATCGATGCAACCAAGTATGCTTTGATTGAAAACGGGGCAATGCTCCAGTTACGGTACGTCCACGATGCAGCAACTACCTTTGCAACTTCAAGTGTTCCACCCATAATAACAACAGGCCAAAACGAAGCTGCAAAGATTGTTGTTAATCCAATAACAGAGAAGTAGGCAGCAATTGCTGAAAGTGCAATAGCAACTAACAAAGCAAGATAGTTAATCATTTTCTACAATTTTGTTTACCTTATCAATAAACGCAGTCATCTTCTTTGACCTATCAGGCCATAGTATGTACTCTTTCTCAGGATCTTTCTGAAGGTTTAGCAATAGAGGCATAATTAATTTGTACAGAGCTTCCATTCTATCTTTGTACTCTTTTGAAGTCAACGTCAATTGCTTTTCAGTTTGAATTACTTGCTGTTGCAACTGACGCTCAATTGACTTCAACTCATCCTCGCTAACAGCAGAGAATCCGAAGTCATCAGTAACATCATCTAGTGAAATGTTAATCTTTCCCATTTTTATTCCTATGCAAAGAATTGTTCTAGTGTTTGTCTACGGTCTTTGATCTGCCAACCAACTGCATCAAGAATCGACTTGATTGGTTCCAAGAATGATTTATCAAATTGTCTCTCGTAGTCGACATATGGATGAATATTCAGCACCTTTGGTAGATCACCAGGTGAAGATATTACAGAATCGCGAGCTGGATTAGGTGTTCTCAGATAAGCGAACTTGATCTTATCTCCATCACGAATGATGGGATACTTTGTATCTATCTTATGCTCTCTTAGCAGTGCATTGTATATCAAAGAACCCTTGACGTGAATCGGAGTAGACTTTCTGTAGATCGATGAAGCATCTTGGTACTTCTTCAAGTCTCTCACACTTCTTGGAAATGCAATCTCTTCAAAAGGCAAAGTCATGAACTCCATCTTAAAGTCTGTAATGAACTTAACAGCAGCTTGCTCATCCTGATTCATAATCACTTCAAGAGCTTTCTTAATGTTCTTTCTGCAAGCGGCTGGTGTAGAAGAACGAACCGCTTCAATCCCTTGCATCTTCAACTTAGGTTCGCTATACTCGACTCCTTCGTTGTTGTACACGTTCAAGATGTAATGCTTCTTACCAGTCCAGATACCTTTGTTGGCAATCGCTTCGCGCTTCATCACCATCTTCTGTTTCATCACCTGCATGTATTCACCAAGACTGGCAAACGTATCATCAATGAATGGTTGTAGTTTCTTTTCACAAACGTTATCAAGAAACTTTACTATCTTGTGGATGTCGTATTGATCGTCTTTGAATACACCGTCGACCAATCTTTCAAGTCTAATATACATTGAGTCAGTGTCACATGCGATCACATAATCTTCGTTTTCTGTCTTAAATAGCTTGTTAAGGTATTCGTTGATGTGTTTCTCCATCCAACGAATTGATAGCTGACCAGACATTGTAATCCCCTCTGCAAGATTACGTTGATACCATCTGAAGTATACGTTACCTAACCAAGAGCGCCGTAGGCACTATTCAACTGAATTTTTTTTGCCATCTGCATATTATTGCATCTTGCAATCTCGTTGATAGTTTGCCTACGGAGCTCTTGGAGGCCCTCCATAGTTAATTGTTTAATATCTTGCATTTATATCCTTTAGCCCTTCCTTTAGAAATGCGCAAGTCGCTTTTTATATTGCCCCACATTGTAACGAATGGGAGGGTGTGCTGTTCACAAAACAGGCCTAGCCTGTTTGTTGTATATACGTTACCATCTGGTGTTGTTATTTCATAAGTGCCGGATAGTGAGTCGATCATGGTTTCTCTGTTAGTCTTCCACATCTCAGCAAGTTTGGACTTCTCCTGCATCAATATTGAATGCTCTGGTCTTTTGGACCCAGTATTCTTTTCGACAGCCTTTTTTAGATTGTCTAATCTTTTTTGTCTGTGTTGCAACACACGTTGCTCATCCTTTGAATACCCATTTGAACGCGACTCTAGATTTCTTCTTACCACTTCAGGATTCTTCATAGGATTTTGGTAGATGTGACGATTAGAATTAATATGATCAAACCCACCAATCCCACCTTCCATGAGGTTATAGCATAGCGGGTTCTCTATATTTTGTTCGACGAGCTCGCGCTCTTTTTGATACATCTCATCTTCATGTTGAAATACAAAAAGAACTTCTTTGATAAAGTTTGATCTACCATAGTACTTGATGGCCCGTTTGATCGCAAGCCCAGACCCCAAGTAATCATCGTTGGGATTTTCTGTCTTATGGGCTCCAATATAATAACGGTTGTTTTTCAAATTAGTTGTCTTATAAACAGTGTACATTAAGTCTCCTGAAGTATGTATTACCTAATGCCACTATTTATATTATTTAACTCCTTCGCACTATTTCCTCTTCAATTAATTCTAACTTCTTCTTTGCTTCGATCATACGCTTTTTCCAAACGGTACGGTCGTTGTACATTGTCTCCATCAGTGTAGGTAGAAACCCTACCTTGTTCTTACTGAATAACGCACCATTAGGACTCATTGTCATGTTCTGATCACTTAGTGTCTTCTCAAAGTCAGAGCCAACTTGTTTATTCAGACATCTCTCAATCGTTACTTCATCTACCACACCAATGTAAGTATCAGGGCTGATATTGTATTGCATAATCAGGTGAGGGTACAGACTGTTCAAGTCAAACGAGCAAACCCACTTATGTAAGCCAACCTGAGGATCTTTTACATACCCACCTACAATTGGACCCATCTCTGTGTCAATTGCTTGTCTCTCTTCAAGATCACCACGTTCGACGTGAGGAACAACAATACCTCTATCCATCAGATAGTTTGTAATAATGATGTCCCAAATACGAACAGTAGTGAATGTATCGACGTAGTTGACCTTAGCATCGTATGCAATAGCGAATACTTGTTCGATGAATTTCAGCTTCTCTTCTAGCTTATCAACCAACACAACGTCATGAATGTTATAGTCAACAAACCTTTCGAAGTCCTGCATATAAAATTCATGCATCGACTCGTACTCAGAGTAGTCTAGCTTTCTTTCACCAAGCTCGTACTCAGCAATGTGATCGAGTTTGTATGATTCCTGAGGAGTATAAGAAAACTTCTTGTACAGCGCCATATAGTCAAGGACTGATATCCCGTACACATCGTATATCTTAGGCGATGTTGGATCGTTGCCTACTTGACGTTCTTTAACAATTCCCCACGGTGAGAGTTTGTTAGCTTGCTTTGGACCAAGTACGTTGGTAATACGTTTGTACAGATAGGGAATGTCAAAATACTCAATGTTCCAACCAGTTACAACATCAGGCTTCCAATTGTTTGAGTTCCATGCTTCGAGAAACTTTTCAAGCAAATCACTTTCATTTCTACATTGAACGTACACAACATCTTCGCTCTTTGGCTTGTACGGTCTTGTTCCAAGAACAATAACCTTACCCTTCTTACGCATTGATAGTGTAATGATTTCCTTATCAGCGTACTCCATATTAGGAAACCCATTGAGAGTGGACGTCTCAATGTCAAGTGATACTACATTGATATCATCGACGTTGTAGTTAACCTCACCTTTGAATAGTCCGTGTATTGCTTGGTATGTGTATAGATTTGATCCGTAGATTTCAAAACCATCAACATCCGAGTAGTTAGCCATAAAGTCTCTTGACTCCTTGACTCCTTCAAAGTCTACTTTATCAACGTATTTGTCATCTAGTGTTTTATATTGTGATTTATTTTTAGTTTTAACAAACAGATACGGACGATACACATCACGATACTCAAATCGTTTGCCATCCTCATATCCTCTCACATATACTTTATCACCATAAACAAATACATTTGTATAAAACTTCATATCACCTCGACTGCAAAGAGTTGCATTATACTACAATAAAGTAAGTAACACAACTATTATCTTATAGACGAAGCAATCTGAATACCAGAGCCAAACATACGGCTGTAGTTATTTTGAAGATCGACCGATGGTTTGTAGGTTGTCATGATATGGTCTTCTTTGAAAGTAAATTCACTTTGTTCTGCATACGGTGCATATGGGTACAGTGAAATACCAACGCCGTCTTTTGTGGGAACAAGTTGGACAATGCCAACATTAGTAAGTTTGTAGGAGTGGGAATGGTCTTTTGTTTTTGTGACTTCTAAGTCACCAATCAAATCTTCACCAGTAATCAATCTAACAATATAGAGGCTCATAATAATCCTT